AAGTAACCTAGACATTGTATCAAGTGATTCAGCCGGGGCAGGCACTCGTAAGGGTGTCTGCCCTTTTCATTTACGCAACCCAAAAGGGAACCCCATGTCCAACAAGAAGCAGAAGCGACCAGAACACTTTTCCCTTCGCAATGTAAAGCCTCTGAATTACGCACAACAGCAGACTTTTGATGCATGGCACGCTGACCAACACCTGTTACTCCACGGAGTCGCAGGCACAGGTAAGACCTTCCTATCCCTATACCTAGCACTCAAAGAGGTACTCCGCAACGATTCTCCATACGAACAAGTTATCATCATTCGCTCCGTAGTTCCCTCTCGCGACATGGGCTTCCTCCCCGGTAAGATCGAAGAGAAGGCGAAGGTATATGAAGAGCCATATCGGGAAATCTGCGACGATCTGTTCGGACGCGGCGATGGCTATGATGTTCTCAAGTGCAAGAAGATGGTGCACTTCACTACGTCTTCGCATCTGCGCGGACTCACGTTCAAGGACTCCATCGTGATCGTAGACGAGTTCCAGAACATGACGTTTCAGGAGTTGGACACCATCACGACTCGTATCGGTGATAACTGCCGTGTGATTTTCTGTGGTGACGTTCGCCAGACCGACCTGACCAAAGAGAAGGAGAAGTCCGGTTTGACCACCTTCATGCGCATTCTGGATGACACGAAATACTTCGAACGGGTGGAGTTCGGTCCCGACGATATCGTGCGCTCCGGTCTGGTACGAGCCTACATTCTATCCAAATTAGAGTTAGGTATCGTCTGACGAATCGCGCCATTTATCGCGCCATTATAGCCCGATGCACTGTTATGGTGCAAAGTAACTGTGTAATCGGGCTGAATGATTCTGCAAGTAACTTTTGATTCTGCAAGTAACTTGGGCAGATACTTTGGGAGCAAAACCCGCGCCACCATTGGGTTTTGCTCCCATTCTGCACAGATACTTGCACAGTAATTGGTATTAGAGTTAATGCTCGTAATCCCATACCGTATCGACTTAAGGTGCTATATTTGATACCTTAAGTGGCTTAAGGGTCTTTATATAGCCCTTTATCGGGCTACTATGGTGAACTTATTTCGAATTAGTCTTGACAGGACGCTAAAAGACCTGTATAATAACTGTGTGGCTTTTTGATGGGTAACTTTAAGAGATTAAGGATCATTGTGAGTTTTGTACACGTAAAGCATGAGTTTCCTAGTCTCTTGAAGGAAACAGCAGAGGATGGTCAACGGGTCTACGTGACTCCGAATGGCAAACGATATCCGTCTGTAACGACAGTCATTGCTCCACACAACAAAGAAGCTATTGACCGATGGAAGAATCGAATCGGTCATGCCAAGGCAGCTAAGATATCCAAGAATTCCAGTGAACGTGGCGATGCTGTGCATGAAGCCATTGAAGCACTGTTGAACAATTATTCCACGGCTGAATACATGAAGACGATGATGCCTCATGCCAAGGCAGTCTATCTCAACATGAAGACGGAACTAGAGCGTCGGGTGTCTGAGGTTCATGGCATCGAACAGCCATTGTTCTCACACAAATTACGATTGGCAGGCACCACCGATTGTATAGCCAGATATGACAATCTGTTGTCCATCGTGGACTTCAAGACGGCTCTTAGACTCAAGAAAACTGAATACGTTCAAGGCTACTTCATGCAGCTTTCAGCCTATGCGTTCATGTTCGAAGAAATGACCGGGCTGCGCATCGAACAGGGTGTAATCCTCATTGGTGTGGACAACGAGACTTTCGCTCAGACGTTCCGCCTGCCACGCGAGAAGTTCGGTCCCTACCTCAAAGAGATAGTTTCGTGGAGAGATAAATACGAACAGGGGATGGCAGCATGACACTACTCGCACAGACAATGATTCTGCTGATAGGCGTAGTAATGATGGCTACCATTCTGTCTGATAACGATGACAACGACGAGGAATAATCAAATGGAAACTCTATTGGTTGGAGAAGTTCTGGTAACGCTACTTGTATTGGGTGGTTTCGGCTACTTCATCTACAAGCGTGTCACTCGTAAGAAGGATACCACGACTACCGGATCCGGTGGCGGCGGCGGTGGACGCGGCGACGGCGGCAACGTCAATCAGGTCTAATCGTGGAAACACAGACAACGGCAGATACCCGCTACATGAGCCGGAAGTTCCGGTTCTCCGTAGCGGCATGGGTTGCAGGCACAGCCATGTGGATCATCGGCTATGCGCTAAAGAACCCCGTCATGACTACGGAACAGTGGGTGTTGTTCACTCAATGGATCGTGGGATTGTACATGGCAGGCAACGTGGGTGATACTCTCGTCACTGGTCTGGCTAACGTATTTGGAGTACGCCAATGATGGAATTCATCAAGAAACTGTTCGACAATCCGAAGCCTGCACTATACGCAATCGTAGTCTTTGTGACGCTCATGCTTCTGCTATTCTCGGTGAAGAGCCGTGGCGAAGAACTTTATTTCGATGCGGGTGCTGCCGTTGCGCGGGGCGAGACTCCCGCAATCGGACTCAACATTGCGTGGAAGGAAGCGGGTCCGGTCAACACGGACTATGAGCTAGGATTCAAGCTGATCGGATCGTCTACCTATCGGGAAGAGGATCAGAGTAATCAGTTTGTCGTTCATGGAATGTTGGTTGACGGATGGAAGAACTTTGAAATGGGAATGGGTTTCGCGTACTTCAATGTACCGTCTGACTACACCTGTCAGTTCACCTATTCATTGTTGGCTCGCTATCGGTTCACGCAGCGTATTCATCTACAGGCTCACCACTTCTCAAGTGCGGGATCCTGTGATCCGAATGTCGGGCGTGATGTAGTCACTTTCGGATGGAGATTCTAATATGGAACTATTACTAGGATTTGTCGCAGGCGCATTAGTGGGATGGCACATTCCGCAGCCTGCATGGGTAAAGACTGTAATCGCAGCTATCAAGGCAAAGGTGGTGTCATGAAAGACGGTGGACAGACTTTTGGAGATAAGGCTGGTTGGATTACCGACGAGGGATCCGTAGATTATTAAGGGCTAGGGTTGAAATATACCCGTTTGTTTATAGTGGTATGATGTGAAGTGAAGGTGTCTTGGACGCGGGTTCGACTCCCGCCTGCTCCACCACAATCACTCTAGCGACAGTTTAATGGGACAAGCAGAAAGCAATTTCTCCCATGCTATACGAAGGCTTGTTATAGCGGCTAGAGTGATTCTGATGGGGCAGTCAAGGTTTCGACAGGGCAAGATAGCGGAACGGACCACTGGAAAGGCGACTGACCTAATCAGCGCAAACACTACAAATGCAAACGCAGATGTATATGAGGAAGTGCGCCTAGCGGCGTAACCCTCCGGGGCAGGAAACGCCTTGTTACCAAAGTAACCAGAAGGGGAGCAGGGCAACCTCTCCCCTTTTCCTTTACCAGTCGCAACACATGGAGGATAATAACATGCGCCGACTAATGATACTTGTGATGATGCTCTTTGTTATGACCGCGCACGCGGACGAGTCCACACCAGAAGATGCCAAGCCAATTCTCGCTTCGATCAATAACTTCGGTGAGGCAATCATTGAGATTCGCAACGACATACTGAATATCGTCATTCCGGAAATCCGAATCCCCAAAGATGTTCATCCCAAGGAAGTAAAGTGCCTTGCGGACAACATTTACTTCGAAGCCAAGAATGAGCCAATCGAAGGTAAGCTTGCGGTTGCCGAAGTGACTCTAAATCGTGTCGAACATCCACAATATCCTAAGACGGTCTGTGGTGTTGTCTGGCAGCAGAACAAGGATCGGCGCACCGGGCGCAAAGTCGCTCAGTTCTCATGGACATTAGACGGGAAGCCAGACGTTCCCAAGTCTAAGGAAACTTACGCCGAAATCTACGCACTTGCAGAAGAAGTCTTGCTTTATGGAATGGAATCTGCTATAGTAGGATCAGACACATTATTCTACCACGCTACCTACGTGAAGCCCCGATGGTCACGGCAGATGGTGAGAGTAGTGCGAATTGGAAACCACGTATTCTATCAGCCAAGAACCTAATGCCAACTAGAGAAGAAAAGAACGAATTCTCAGAGAAGATCATGCTGAGAATGCAGGAACTCCGGACGGACTGCCTCGACGCAATGGTAACATATTGCGAAGAGGTCGGTCTGGAAATGGAAGTCGCTGCGACTCTGGTGAATGATGTTCTCAAGGAACAACTGGAAGAGGCATTCGCTGAATTGAACTATCTAGAGAAGTCGAGCAAGTTACCACTATGAGTGAAGACAAAGGTTGTATCTGCCGTGGCAACTGGCGAGCCATTGTCAAGGACAACGAACACCTGATCGGCAGGAAGTTTGTATTCGAAGGTACTGGCGAATACTGGACCCTCTT